GGTTTATTCAGCTTCTTCCCGGTCTTACTGTCAACATCCCATGTGTAGTTACTGATTTCAGTAATGAAGTTCACGCATTTAGGATGAACAATAATGTGGAAATCCTGAATATAATCAATGCCGTTGTTTATGCTGTCTTTGCCCTTCCTTGCCCTGTGAATGTGGGAAAGCCCCAAATCATAAAGGCGGTCAATGCTCTTTGGTTCAGCGGAATCAGCCCGGATTTTCTCTTTGCAATATCCGGCTTTAGTAACTTCTTCCGCTATCCGTTCATTGCTCATGCCCTTTTGATAGATTTCATCAAACACCCAAAGGGTTTTGTTGGTTTCGTCTATCAAGCCGCAAAAGAAAGCGGAAGGATCGTTTGTATAACCGAAATCCAACCCGAAAGCAGATTGAACGGTTTTCAGCTTGCGGATTTCCTCAATATCAAAGGCTTTTTCTTCCCAATTCTCATAGATAAGCCCTTCAACAATGCCCCAATCACCCAATCCAGCCACACGGTAACGGCGGGGGTTCTGCTGCTTCATGGTTTCAAAAACGTTTTTATCAGCTTCATCCAGCCATTCATTACACATATAGTTGGTAGTCATTGCAAGGGTTTCATCATCCGGGTTATCAAAGAAGCGGGCTTTGATCCAATGGTGTTCGTTCCACGGGTTAAAGGTCAGGGTTATTTGCTTGAACAGCCCTGTTTCAGCCGGAATTGCACCACGGATTGATTCATCAAGCATATTGAAATCATCTTCATTGCCGATTTCATACGCTTCTTCAATCCACATCCAACACAAATAGCCGTGTTCAACGGTTATTGAAGTTACTTTCAGCGGATCATCAAGCCCCCGGAAATATATTTTCTGCCCTGTTGGAAGATAGGTCATTTCAAGCGGGCTTTCCTTGATCTCCCAAAATTCAGCAACCCCTAAACGATTGATAGCCCACTTCAATTCTGTAAAGCAGCTATCTTTCAGGGTTCGGAAAACCTTTCGGACAACAAGCAAGTTTGCATCCGGGTATTTCATCAGGTTCACGATATACCAAAGGGCGGTTGTTTTGGATTTCTTGCTTGCACGGCTTCCCTTGCAAACACGATAACGCCCACGCCACCGCCAAAATGTACCGTAGCCTTTGCCGACATAATCAGGAAGGAAAATCTGCTTTGCCTGTTTAATCTTCAAGTTCATCACCCCCGGAAATTACAACCGGGATTGAACCCCCTACATCAAGATTATCTTTGAACATTCCGTACCGCTTGCCGATCAGTTCAGCCGCCTTCAAGCGTTCCCTTGCAGAAACATCAATATCTGTGATTGTCTGCACACCATCACCGACAAGCTGCAAAGTCTGTTCCCGGTGCTGCCCCCGCATAACAGCGGTAAGGTATTCAAGAACTTCCTGTGCATCGGCGGTTTTCTCGTTATGCAGCCGTTCAAGCTGTTCATCAATATAGGCTTTGACTTCAACATTTTTCAACATTCGCTGTCCTTGACTGTATGCGGTTTTCTCATTGTACCCCGCCCGGATTGCCGCCTGTGTAGCGTTACAATCAATCAAGTATTCATCAGCAAATTTCCTTTGTTTTGCGTTCATAAACAGCAACCCCCTTTCAGTCAGGTTAATTTCAAACATCCTATGCTCTGTTACGGTAGGGCGAACCGCTTTTTTCAGGTTCGACTAAAGCACGAACTTTCTATAAAAAATTTTCCCGGTGGGTAGGAGTTCACCGACTATGCCCGAAATCGGCTATGAGTACCCCACCGGGAAAATAAAAAATCAACAAGGTTTCCCCTTGCTGATTTTTCACTATACATTATATCACGCCCCCTATATAACAAGATATATGAAACACATCATTTTTCCTCACTTTTTATAACTTGTTCAAAGGCTTTCAGTGCGTAGCCGTGCATATTAAGAACATACTGATATGTAAAGTTCATTTCAACGGCGATAACTTCAAACTTCTTAAACTCAACATACCGCTTGAACAAAAGGGCAATGTAATCCGGGTTCTTCAATGCCTGAATCTGATTGATTATCTTGTGCTTCTCGTCAACATACCGATCAATTTCAGCATTGATTTCTTCTTCAAGGTCAACAATTCGCCCGATCAGCTTCACAAATGGGGCATCCCCGGAAGGGCTTGTTTGCACACGCTCTTTTGAATAATCTATTGCCCCGGTGCTTTTCGATTTCAAACGCAAATCGCCTAATTCCTTGATTTTCTGATTTATCACGGTATCTAACCGCTGTAACTGCTGCAAATATTCTTTTGCCTTCATAGCAATCTTCCTTTCTTCATCTTGAACCGATAACTTGACTTGCGGGAAAACCCTTGTAAAATGGGGCTTTTCTCAATGTGCTATTCAAGATAAGTCAAGATACGGAAGATAAATTCTTTATATATTATTTTTGCAAAACGGTGTAATTTACCGTTTTAAGAATTTATCATCTTTTAAGAAATCAATTTTAAGTTGACTTATCTTGACTTAAAGCCCAAAACCATTGATATATCGGGCTTTTTCACAAGTCAAGTTCCCACCACAACAACTTGACTTAATCTTGAATAGCAAGTTGACTTGCTGCATATTTTGAAAATTAACTTTCAAAAATCAGCTCTGCACACAAGCCCTTTATCCAATCACGGCGGGGAATCTGTGAAATCCATTCATCAGGAACACCGCTTTCACCACCGCAACCGTAATATATCCCGGCAAGCCCGCCAGCAACCGCCGCAACGGTATCAGTATCTTCACCCAAATTCACGGCGGTAAGAACGCAATCCCGGTATGTGTTGGTATTCAGGAAACACCAAAGGGCGGCTTCCAGCGTATCAACCACATAGCCGGAACTTTTCACATCTGTTTGTTGCAACCCTTTAATGTAAGGCAACGCAAAAAATTCCTGCAACATTGAAACATTTTCAATCTGTTCTTTGAACATTTTAATTCCGTTGAAATAGGCTTCTTCTTTCTTCATGCCGTTCATCAAGTTTTCAACAACTGCTACATAGATACGGCAAGCAAAATCAGAAATGAAATGTGCGTGTGTTAAGTGTGCAACGCTCAAAAGTTCAGCTTCTTTTTCCGGGTAGGTGGGAAGCATAGCAATAGGAAGAATACGCATCAAAGCCCCGTTCCCGTTATCCATGCGGGTTTTACCGCCGCACTTTGCGGCGTCCTTTCCGTTAGCATAACGGGCGATTGCCCGCCTTGTTCCACCGCCTACATCAAACACTTTCCCGTAAGGTGTGAACATTCCATCATTCAGCCAATAGAAAAAGTTCTGCATAATATCAGCCGGATCAACCTTCCCCAACTTTACAATACTGTCAAGGGTTGCAAGTGTCAGGCTGCTATCATCCGACCATGTACCGGGCGGCTGATTGTATGTTCCGTAGCCTGTCATATCCGTAACGGTGAAGGTATCACGCTTTCGGAATTCCACCGGAACACCCAAAGCATCACCGACCACAAGCCCCATAATTCCATTATAAAATTTGTTCATTGTCTGCACCTTCCTTTCTCAAACGCCCAAAATGCGAGCTGCAATCATATCTGCGGTATGCGTATAAAGCACATTCGGGAAATTGGTTACTGCCCGCCCGTAGCTGTTCCAATTCTCTTTATCGTCAAACGCTCCCATGTGCCACCTGATACAAAGCATTTCTTCTTCCGTAAGCCGCATATACTGTTGCAGCATTATCACCGATTTATCACCATGCCCCGGAAGAAGGGTTGCATTGTTATATTCCCATGCTTCATTTTCGGTTTTATGGTAATTATCCACCTTGCATAAATCGTGAAACATTCCCACAATCAGGGGGCTTTCTTTACGCTGCCACTTTAATTCAAGCCGCTTTGTAAGAGATAAAAGCGAATTGGTAACGGCAAGTGAATGATCGAACAACGCCCCGGAATATGCCCCGTGGTGGTGAATGGAAGCCGGGGCTGTGAAGAAGCCCTTTTCTTTCAAGGTATCAATAAAGCCTTCCGGGAATCGGTCAGGCATACAATATTTCATTGTTTTCTTGAACTGTTCAATTCTATCTTGTTCGGTAAAATTATTCATCATCTGAACTCCCTTCATAAATCGCAAGTGTCATATCTACCCGGTAAGGCTTTCCACCAACAAATTTTGTATGTAAGGTATTATCTTCAAGCCCTACAATCAAAGCTGCATTGTTGAAAACGGTAACGAATTCATCACCATCTTCAAGCCGTGCATCTTCCCCAAATTCTTTCTTGAATTCAGCAAAAGCGGCTTTCACGGCATCGTCAAGCTGTTTCAGCATATCCATTATCTGAACTCCCTTCCTGTTTTTGTGTCTTTGATTTTTACCCGTTCAATCAGTTCAAAACCCGCTAAACGAATAATGAACTTCAATACTTTTATCAATTCAGAAGCCCGCCTTTCGGTTTCGCTTTCCTCTTTAATTATGTTCTTTGTTCCGGCGTAAGCCGTAGGATCAGCATACCCTTCACTGTTAAAATATGGATTGTTCATCTTTGCCACCTTTCAATTTATCCATCTGATAATAGGATCGCCCTTGAACCCTTTTTCCCACACAAACCACGCATAGCAGATTGCATTGTTGGAAGGGTATTTTTCAAAATCCCCGTTCATTGCACAATTCAGGCGGGAAGAACTTACATATACAACCTTTGGCGGGTTATGTAAGAAGAATTCTTTTCGCTTCTTTCCTTCAAGGAATTGCAGCTTCAAGAACATTGCAACTTTCCTTCCCGGCTGCACACTGTTCAACGCCTGTTCAACGAATTCTAAAGCGTATTTATAGGGTGGGTTTGTGATAATATCCCCTTCAAAATCATCAAGGGTTTCTTTCAGGAAATCCAGCGGTTCAGGATCACCAAAGCCCCGGTAAACAAGATCGGTGGAAATGACTTGATAACCGTGTGCCTGAAGCACCTTGGAAATGTGGCCTTCACCACAGGCCGGTTCCCAAATCACCGGGGCAAACTGTTCCAGTTCCAACAGCATTTCCACAGCTTTGGGATCGGTGGCGTAGTAGTC